GTCAGAGCGATGGCCGCACTCTTCCCGCAAGTGGAGGTCTACGGCGCAATCGGCAACCACGGGCGCTTGGGGCGCTACTCGGATCACTCGCCAGAAAGCAACAGCGATGCGATTCTTTACAACATTGCGCGGTCACTCGTGCAGAGCGAGAAGCGCGTGAGCTGGAAAGAGAGTCTCACCGTTGGCGGTCGGCACTGGTACGACACGCTCGACTTGCCAGGCGGCAAGATCGGGATGATCGTTCACGGCGATCAGTTCAGAGGTGGACTTGGGATGCCGTGGTACGGCGTCGCAAAGAAGGCGAGCGGCTGGCGCTTGAGCGTCGCGCCGTTTGACTATCTCTGGTTCGGACACTGGCATCAGCCTGCGCGACTCGTCCTTGCCGACGGCAAGATCACGACGTGGTGCAGTCCGTCACTTGAGAGCAGCAACCGCTTCGCTCAGGAGGTCGTCGGCGCGTCTGGCGAGCCAGGGCAGTGGCTAATGTTCTTTGACGGCGATGGAGAGGTCTCAGCCGAGTACCTGATCCGCTTGCGCTAGTGCCGTTCCTTGCAGGTCCGCCGGCACCGAGGCCGCAGGACATAGGAGCCTGCACGCCGTGCGGGGAGACTCGCAGGGTGTGGAGGTTTGCCGAACAGGAAGTCAGCCTCACGGTCGGCTATTCTGCAGTCCTGTCCTACGCTATCTGCCGAGCGTGCCTAGAGGTGGTTCTAGAGCTGCTCGATGAGGACGATGACGCCGCTGGCTATGCCAGCGACCTCCCAGACTGACCTCCTCCAGTCTGGGAGGCTACCCCTTGACAAGCCGTGACATCACGCTCTAGGATCGTGACAGCAGGGAGGAACCAGCCAGAAGGCTGATCCTGCTGAGGAGGTCTAGATGAACAAGAACTTCGGCTGGGTCAGCCGCAGCGAGCGCAAGGGTCACGCCACATTCGTGATCGGCGACCCTAACTCGACCGAACTCCCTTCGCTCATCTTTGAGCTGGGCGTTCGTCCGAAGCGCGATGAGAAGCCAGTTGCAGAACACGCGCCAATCGCGTGGAGCGAGATCGCTCGCATCTCTGCCGGCGAAGTCACCCTTGAGCAGTTGAAGGAGGCAGCAAAGTGAAGACACTCATCTTGGATTCTTTGGCAGTCGTATCGTTCATCGCAGCAATGGTGCTGCTCTTGGCGCTGGGGTCAATGCGATGAAGTTGGACAGAAGGACGCAGCCACTGGTCTACAAACGAGTGGCAATCCGCACGACGCTGCTGGATGAGCAAAAGCGCAGCGATCAGCAACTTGACATTGCCATTGGCATCCTCGGAGCGACGCTTCTGGTGATCGTCTTCGTGGTACTTGGCTAATGCCAGTTTACGAGTACCGCTGCGGCGACTGCGGACATCGCGAGGAACACACGCACTCAATCACGAACGTCTACAACCCGCGCTGCGAGAAATGCGGCCGCTGGATGCGGATGGTCTATTCACCGGCGGCGGTGGTTTACAAGGGCGAAGGGTTCGCCAAGAAAGACAGAAAGAAGAAGGAGGGCAAGTGAGCAAGCAATACGAGTTCGTCAAGGCAGAGCAGCGCAGTCCTGAGTGGTTCGCACTTCGGGCTGACGGCATCACGGCGACCGACGTCTCGGTCATCGCGGGGCTGAACCCCTATAAAACTCCCTTCCAGCTCTGGGCGGAGAAGCTAGGGAAGTATCAGCCAGACCCAGTGGGACCAGCCGCCGTTCGCGGCATCCTGCTGGAGAACACGGTCGCAGAGTTCTACGAGATGGAGACTGGCCGCGAGTTGCGCCGCAGCAACGGCATTGTCCGACTCAAGGAACTGCCGTGGGTGATGGCGTCACTCGACCGCACCATCGTCGGCGAGGAGGGCTTGGTGGAAATAAAGACCAGTACCTCACCGCGCTGGAGTCTGCACCCAGTCCCGCCAGAGGTGGTGGCGCAGGTGCAGTGGCAAATGTTTGTCACCGGCGCACCGTGGTGCGACGTAGCAGTCCTGCTCGGCGGGTTGGTCTTCCGCATCGAGCGGGTGGCTGCGAGCATTGACTACCAGACGGAGTTGTACCGCAAGGCAGTGGAGTTTAGGAACGCGCTCGCAACGCAGACGCCGCCAGCCTTGCAGGGTCAGGACTCTGACGCGCTGGCGCAGGTCGTGCCGCAGGCGAGCGAAGAGTACGCAAACGCAACGGACGGCATTGACCGCGTGGCGGCGCTGTATTCGGAAAAGCAGTACGAATCTAAGTTGCTTGACGAAGAGCTGCAGAACCTCGCCATCTCGCTGAAGGAAGCGATCGGCGAAAAGGCAGGGATCGTCGGCAACGGATGGCAGGCAACGTGGAAGGCGAACAAGGCGTCGGTCAAGACCGACTGGAAGGAGGTCGCAACGAAAGTGGACCCGAAGATCATTGAAGCCGCGACGCGGGAAGTTCCAGGCGCGCGAGTCTTCCGATTCAAGAACGAGGAGGGACTATGAGCAAGGACATCGCAGCAGCACTCTTGGCACCATTTGAGGAGAAGGACCTGAAGCATCGCCCAGGTCGATCAGGAATGACGTTCACCTATGCCGACGTGCGAGCGATTGACGGTCGCTTGGATGAGGTCTTTGGCACGATGGGCTGGTCATTCTCGTGGGAACTGGTTGACGCCGCTAACGCAGTGGTGCGTGGTCGCCTCATTGTTCATCACGAGGGCCAGAGCAAGACAATCGAGGAGGCGGGCTATCCGAACGCCGCAGGGCGCGACGAAGAGCCAATCAAGTCCAGCGTGACAGATAGTCGCCGCAGGGCTGCGGCCGCACTAGGGATCGGTCGAGGCCTCTATTCACCTGAGAAGGGTGTCCCGGTGCCACTTGCGAGGGTTCCGCGCCTCTCCGTGGCTCCTACGCCCCTCTCCGTTGATTCTACGAGTGGGTCTGACCCAGCGCTGGATGACGCCATCCTCGCTGCTAAGGCTGCAATGCTCTTCGCGCAGAACGTCGGTGATGAAACCTGCAGCCACGGCGAACTCTGGGTGTGGAAGGAAGGTGTCGCAAGGGCCACTGGCAAGCCTTACGCATTCTGGGCGGCGAGCCACAAGACGCCAGACGGCGCCTACTGCAAGGACAAGCCGAGCCAGAAGTTCGTCGCGTCGCAGTCGGCTGCACCGGCGAAGCCGAAGCTCGTGCCAGAAGACACTCAGAACCTAGAGGACTTGCCGTTCTAAGCAAGAGAAAGTCGGAGGAGGACTGAAATGGCACTTTGGATCAAGTGGTCAGCACAAGCACACAAGGACGCAATCATCAGCAGCCTCAGCGACATTGAGTTTCGTGCGTTCGTCACGATCCTTGAAGTGGCGAAGGAGATGCGGAAGGGCGGCGAGTTCCGTGACCGTCGGCACCTCGCCACGGTCATCGGGCCGCGCCTCTCAAGGTGCGTACCCCGACTGGTCGCCGAGGGCTTGCTGGAGGCATCTGGAGATGGTCTCGTCAAGGTCTCGAACTGGTCTCGATGGCAAGTCGACGCCACGTCGACCATTCGGCAACAGCGCGCTCGTGCGGGAAAAGAGCCTGTGTCACGGTTTAGTCACGCTATAGAACTAGAGAAGAACCAGAACAGAACTAGAGAAGAGAAGACTCTTACTAACGGCGTGATGAGTATTGGCGAGATTATTGCGAAGGGAGGACGACGATGATCAGGCTCAGAATGGAGCAGGAGATAGCAGTCGGACTTGCGATTCTGGCAGGAGCTAGGACAAGTAGGGGAAATGCATTTAGAAATAGCCAGCAAGACCGAGGCTCTGATCAGAACATCGTGAACGACCTAGCAGGGGTTATTGGCGAGTGGGCAGCGATTCACACGGCTGAGGTTGCAGGATTGCGACCAAAGCACCGCTTCTTTGACACGAGCGGTCCAGTCAAGGAGGCAGACCTATTCATTGACGATAAGGGCTTAGACGCTAAGGCTGTTGCTCTTGATCCCAGCCGCAAGTGCCTGATCGTTGACGCAAGGGCTGCAGCAGCGGCAGCCGACAAAGGCATTACGGCGATTGTGCCGGTGCTAATGCAGCAAGGCTCTGCAATGGTCGCTGTTGGACGGCGAATCCCGATGGCTACGGTGTTGGAGTGGGAATCACGGCAGTTCCGACCCAACACGCCAGCGGCATTCTTTATCGAGTTGAAGCACCTTGCGCTTGCCAACTTCGGGCCAAGTATTGGAGAGATCGTCCGCGAGTTTGAGTTGCAGCCAATGGACTGGGGTCAGATCAAGTCCATTGCTCTGAACGTTGGGTCAACATACTCAGACGCTGACATTCAGAAGATTGTTGGATCGTGGTCTCGTATTGAGAACGGGCTTCGGGAACTGGCGATCAGTTCAGTAGTGCCGGTATGAGGTCGCTGGCGATTCTTGGGCCGCAAGGGAGCGGCAAATCCACCATTGCATCGCTCTTCGTGGAGCATCGTGAGTACCGTCGGCACGGCATCGCGGATGCCATCAAGCACATCGCGGCGATGGCGTACAACGACCTCGGCAAGAGCGAGGTCTTGACCGTGAGCCGAAACTTCGGCAACAACACCCTGACCGGCAGAGAACTGCTGCAGGAGATCGGTGCGGCGATGCGCAGCGTGGACACGCACTTCTGGCTCAGGGTCTGGCGCAAGGACTACTTTGAGCTGAAGCGGATCGGCTTTGGCGTGGTCGTGGATGACGTGCGGCTGGATGCCGAGGTGCAGTACCTGCGAGCCATTGACCCAGACATCTTCATCGTTCGCCTGACAGCCTCAGAGGAGGTTAGGCGCGAGAGGGTAGGCGGCAACCTGTACGGAGCCGCCGACATCACGGAAAGGGGCTGGACAGACAGCAGGTCAGACCTTACGGTGGACACGACAAGCCTGTCGCCTGAGGACGCCTACCGCGTCATCACCGACAAGATGGAGGGCGAATGAGAGAGCTAGAGATTCTCGCAGCGCAGGTCGGCTACAGGGTTCAGGACTGCGTGCAGATCGAGGGCGTGTGGACAGTGATCCTTGATGACGAGGACGGCGAGATCACGGCAACTGGCGAGACGCCTCAAGAGGCCATTGAGAAGATGGTCGCTCGTCTGGTCTCAACGCTGAACGGCATCGGTCACTGACGTGTGGGATAGCGTTGGTCTCGTGATCGCAGGGCTGCAACTCTTCTTCGCGCTGATCGTTGGGCTGACGCTGCCGGTGGCGTCTAAGCGTGGCGGTGCGGCAGCGGGTACCATCTTCCTGATCTTGGCGTTCGCCACGGTCATTTGGATCGTAAGGAGCGTGCTATGGCAGCAGTAAAGGCGCAGCGAGGCGGACCTCGCAAGGAGCCTGTGTTCGCAGCGACGAGCTGCGGCGCTTGCAGCGGCGACCTGAACACGCTGAAGGAGTCGTGGCGCGTCAAGGTGATCACCTTCGTTGCCAACAAGCGGCATACCCGCTTCGCCTGGTACCACAGGAGCTGCGTGAAGTGAGCCGCATCGAGCGGAAGGCTCCGTTCCTTGACGATCAAGTCATCGCCGTCCAGGAGGGTCCCGATGCGTGGTGCTACGAGCCAGGAGTCTCTGGCCGCGTCTGGTGCATCCTGAGCCAACGCTACCCCGACGCCATTGCGCCAGATGGCTGGTTCTTTCTGTATGAAGGGATCGGCAACCGCAAGACAAATGCTGACCTGATCAAGCACGGCGTGATGATTGTTCAGCCGAGCCGTTTCACCTTGAGCGACGGCGGCACTGCGCTGCTGGCGAGGCTCGTCTGATGGGCTACTTCAAGGACGAAGCCACCAAGAAGATGATTGACCCTGCCAAGAGCCGCAAGGGAAAGAACAGCCGCGCTCGTGGCAATGCCTTTGAGCGCGAGGTTGCCAAGCGCCTGCTCGGTCAGCGCGTCGGGCAGTTCGGCGGCAAGCAGGACGTGGCGAACGACTGGCTCGCCGTGCAGTGCAAGGTGGGCGGCAGTTTCAGCGAACGCCAGTGGGACTGGTTGCAGACCGTGCCGGTCAAGAGCGACCAGTTGCGTGGCTTGGTGATTGGTGACAGTCCTGGCGTTGGCGGCGGCCGTCGTCGCGCCGTGATCATCCTTGACCTTGACGACTTCTGCGATTGGTTTGTAGCAGCGGAGCCGCCTGAGTGATTGCACTCTTGATGGCGGTTATCTTGACCG